AGCAAGTTGGTCGGATGTCATATACTGAGGCCCACGAGGAGCGGTGCTAGCTGTATCCTTTGTAATAGGTGGGCCATTAATTGGGAATTGGCCATGCTGATTGGCGTATCTAGCAGCGAAATCCCATGCAGTCTGTTCTCTGTCCATTGGTTGCGTATCGGCATAAAGAATTTGATCCATGCCAGGATCCATAAAGCCCAGTGCTCGATAGGCGGTGGGGTCTGCGGCCATCCTGTTGGAATAGTCGCTAATACTCTGGTATTGCTCTGGGTTTAATCCAAACTGTACAGCTGTTTCAAGAATGCCACCAAAGACTTCTTGCTGTTCATCCTTGCCAACACCAGCATTTGTATTCCAAACGCCGCTGCTCTGAGCCTTGTGAGAGATAACAGCAGCGTCCATCCGCTGTTTCATGTACAGCGGGAAGCTGTTGAACTTTTTTTGACTTACATTAATGGGATCATACGAAAAGGCTGATTCGAGACCAGCCCGCACCGCTGTGTTAAAAACGTCGCTAACAGATGAGTTCTGAGTATTTCCCGCATCCTTCGCAAGGACGGCTGCCGTGTAATAAGTTGATTTCGCAAATTCCTGTGTGAGATCGCGAACGGTAGAACCGCTTCTTGAAAGTCTTAAAGCGGAATTGATATCCGCTGGCTCAACGGCGTAGTAACTTTGTTCATTGCCCTTAAATGTTCGGGTGCGTTCTAATCCCTGGGCAATACTCGCCTGGGCTTTTTCTGAAAAGAGGGAATCGGGAACATTCCCAGACATAATACGCTTGCTTAGTCCTCCCATTTTAACGCCCGTTTCCTGCAATGCGTTAACTGCAAAGTGACGGAAGCTATTAACGTCAATGGGCGAGTTCATAATTTTATCAACATTGCCCGTGACGCGCGCCATGCTTTCCTCAATGGTGCCAGGACGATGTTTCCCGTACTGCCAACCCATAGCCGTGTAGGAAGCAGATGACATTTGCATTGCCATTTGCTCCATAAAGACACCAGAGTTTCGAGAAGAGCTCTTGGCGATATCTACGAGATAGCGCTCAAACGTATTCATTTAGCTTCTTCTTTTTTCGAACCCGAACCCCAGGCACCACCAGCGAACTCTTGCAAAGCCTGACCGAGTTCAATAATGAGCTCTATGGGCATCTCAAGAATACGCGCCTCAATAATATCTTGGGGTAGACCCTGCTCGACATAGGGCTGTCCCATTTCTTCAACACCTAAATTGGTGCTATCAAAGGTCAGGGTTAGCTCGCGGGCTAAAATATCGCTAGAAACAGGTTGACGGCGCATGAATTTTTCCATTTTCGATTCATCGCCGCCGTTGGGTTGCCGAAAAGTCCAGTAGGTATCTGGGTTCTTGGCTAAGTTGTACTTAAAATGTGATTTGGAATAATTACCGAACAGCATCTTGTTTCCTTTCGTTGGCTTTCTTGAGCCCCTCCATGCCCTCTTTGACCCATTTGCGAAAATAATGTGCATACAAAACAGGTTCGTCCATAGGGCTAGGGAAAAGAGGGCGTTTCGAGCTGATTTCGGTCATGGTTAGCAGGATTAGGCTTTCCAGGACTTTGTCATCAGACCCACCCTCAAGAATGGCATCTTTAATCTCCACCTGCATATCGAGGGCCATTTCAGGATCAAGGCGAACTCGATACCGAACCTTTTTGCGCCTCTTGAAGTGGTGGAAAACAGCACGAGACTTTAGTCTTTTGGGTCATTTTGAATTGGGCCCCAGTCTGGAACATGCTTACCCAGCGCCTTCCATAACTCCTGAACAAGGACGGTAGGCATATCACCCAACACTTCCTTGATCTTTCCGATATCGGAAGAAGCTTTTAGCACTGGCTCCTCTGTCGCTACCCATTCGCCTTCTTGCTCTTTGTACTTGGGAATATTGGTGCCACCAAAGGTTAATGCTAGCTGCTCGAAGACAATCTCCATACTGGTCGCGGGAAGTTGCTCGCTCACACCATTGGCGGTGCGGGTGCGCCCTTGGAATAAGAACTGCTGTAATTCCAGTTCGTTCTTCGCCGTAGGTGGCTTGAACATCCAGTACCAGTCAGGTTCTTTTTCAAAATAGTACGTCACCGCGTTTATAATCGCGTAATTGCCGAATTTCATAAAGTGCCCTTTTACTAAAGCCCTGGAGGAGGCGGGAGTCCCCCTCCAAGGCATTGTGGATTAGTAGCTTGTTTCTAGGTTAACCAGCTCAACGCTGACGGGTTCATCACCGGCCGTTGGGTCAGCCAAGAATGTTCCCACAATATCCATTGTGACCTGTCGTCCAGGGACAATATCAATTGGAGCTGCTTGAAATACTACGTTCGAGTCGCCCGTGGCTGCTGCCTGCCCATTGGCATGGAATGTCAAGCTATAAGGCGTGGTACCATCAGCAATAACGTTGCTGATGAACGAAATATCGATATCGCCTTCCTTGAATAAACTGGCTACCCAAGTACTGCCACCAGCCGGATCAAGAGACATCTTGTTGTAGAGCGCGCCGTCGTCGGCGATCTTCACTCGTAGTGACAAACTGATGGCGCGAGAGTTAATCGCGAAATCATCAGGTGTGTAACTACCGATCACCCACTGTTCATCCAGGGGAATAGCATTTTGCAGATTGATCGAGCCACCCAAAACCTTCAAAACGGTGGCGTCGGGGATCTCGATGTGTGAAAGCGCTGTCAAGAATTGGGGCCCTTCGTCCAAATAGGTTGTAGGAGCCCAAGCTGCGGTGTCGACTTTGCTAGGCGTGCCACCGATAAAGGCTGCACTCGCCCGTAAGAAGTCCCGAGCCGCAAAGTCAAAACTCAATGCAGCCAAGCGCTGGTCGGGGTATTGATGTCCGAACATGCCACCTGGGGCACTTCGGATAGTGTAATAAGGGGCTGTGAATTGGCTGGCGCCGAAAGTAAACGTGTGTGTGTACTCAGTGCCAGAACCAACTACTGAACTTGAATTCCCAAAATAAGCATTGAGAAATTGCCCAGTAGTCACAGGGCGCGGGATAAAGCGCAGCGCGCCGCCGCTAGTAACACCTGCCTTGACAACGTTGCGCGTGAGCGCCCCACCACCGACCTCGCGGTCGAGGGGCAGGTTAACGTTGTTGACGCCTAAAGCGTCGCGTAGCAGGAGTAAAAAATCAAATTCAGCATCGGTTACGTTGGGGGTGCCTTTGGCAACCTGCTCAGCTAAACCGAAGAAACTTCCTTCTGAAGAAGCCATGTAAAATACTCCTTAATGGTTGTAAACCTTGGTCGTATTCACCTCGAAGCGGAAGCGCAACTCAAAGTCCCAAGACTCTGGGCCTCCCGACTGAAGTGTTTTTGATCGCAGGTTTTTGTTGAATATCTGGCCCGAAACCTGTTCGCCGTCGATTAAGATATCTGAAAACTCCGTATCTAATAAAGAGTTCTCTATCCGCATCTTGACAGCAGAGGCAATCTTACGGGCGTCCGCTCTTTCTTCCATCGTGTTGACCAACAACAAACGGGCGTAGAGGGAAAACCGCCTACGCCACGTCATACCGTATCCAATTTCCAGCATATCCTCGATGGGCTCATCAACCCACTCCCAACTATCGAAGGTGTCAGGATCGTTCTCGAAAAGCTCGATGGCGATCCGTGCATCCTCAAAGTCAGGCGAGTCGAGTAGGGGCCCCTCAACGACAACGCCCGTGAGGGCATCATCGTCGTCGATAATAGTGTCAATTAAATCGGTCTGTAGCTGCTCCGCTATTCTGTGTAGAATGGCATAGTGTATCGTGGTTTCAATCATTAGACTCCGTAGAGATAAACAACGCCGCCCTTAGAACGCTCAGCGATTTTGCTGTAGTATTCGTCCATTAGGGTTTGTGTCTCATTGATCAGCGGATTATCGTCGCGTTCGCCGCGCCGCTTAAAGCGGTCAAGATTGGCCTGTCTGGAGCGTGTTTGCCCAAGACACTTAGCCCGAGCGTATAAGTTCAGTAACTCCATGTCCCCTTCGGGAACGGTGAACTCAAACGTGGTATCTGTTTCCGATGTCGGAAGCGTATGGCAGGCGCCATAAGTTAGAAAGATCGAGTCGGTTGTATCCGAGTTTAGGTAAATAAAACTGCCAATTTTCCAATACAGGGATGGGTGACTAAGGGTACGAAACTTGAAACCAGGGCGAGCCATTCTTGTCTTCAGATAAGTTGCCGCTGGAATTTCCACGGCCCGAATGTCCATAAGGTCACTCGGCACCGCGTAAACTCCGCCTACACAGTCAATCTCCGTCCGTGTTATCAACGGGAACCAATTAGAATAGTCCCGCAGTGCATCGCAGGTGTAGAGGTAAATCAGCTTATCAGAATACTTAGGGGTATCACGCGTATCGTTAAGATACAAACGGACACCGTTCAAAAAACTCGCCCAGGTTGTCATTTAGTCAATCCTTAGCTGTTGAGGTTGAGTGCGCCGCCGGATGAATAAATCAGCCGTGAATACTCGGGGCGGAACATCTGGAATTTCAAGAAGCCGCGCCATGAGTAGCGGTTAATCAGCTGTAAGTCATCGATCTTTGGCAGAATGCGGATGTTGGGACGTTCACCAACACCGAGAACTACGGAGGGGCCGCCCAAGAACAAAGAAGAATGGATATCGCGACCGTTGGTAACATCGTCGCCAGAATCATGATCTTTTAACAAGGGGGTATCGAAGGAGAGTTTATTCACATCGATAGCCGTAATACGTCGGGTTTCCTGTCCACCATCGTCTTCAGTGGGAGCGCCACCGGAAACAGCTGGGTCGTGAATTGTGACCTGGTCACCAACAGCGAATACTGAGCCGTCGGCCACGGTTACATAATTTGTAGCCGATGAATCGCCAACGGTGTAAACACCATCAACTGCCGTAGCACCATCACCGGCGCTAACTGCACCGTCGAGGGTGGAGAACGCTAACACGTCGCCGTAGTTGCGAAGATGCAAACGGTTGGATTTAACGAAGCGCACACCATTCCAGGTGCCAACCTCATTGCGGAAAATGCGCCCAGTTTGTTCATAGGCATTTACTTCCATCCAGGGGGAGTCTGCATTGTGTCGAATATCTCGAATCACGCGGGGTGTGGTTACGCAAACTACGCCAACTGGGGCGCCGTCTTCGGGTGAGAACACACCGGGGATATTGGATTCCTCAAGGTCAACTACAATGTCTTCAATCTCGGTGGGGCTGAGAATGTCGGCTGCGCCAATGCTGGCACGGGTGCCAGTGGCGTTGGTGTAGTAGGGTGAGGGATGATCAAGGAATGCTTGCAGGGCAAGCAAGTCCATCTCGTCGGTCACTAATTGCCCGAGTTTGCCTCGGACGAGACCGCGCAAGTCGCCGTTATTCCAGAAAGAAACCTGGTCGGCATAGTCGTTGAATTTCAGCACATCACCGTGGATCTCGAGTTCCAATGAAACTTGGCGAGAATCCAGGTGCCCACCTTTGAGCCATACCGAGCTTTCCGGTAAAGCGTCCCAGTTGGGTGCAGCATCCAAAACTTCAGTAAAGGTCATTTTGCCTGTCGCCTTGGCGGAAAAATCCTCCTTGTAGCGGCAGAAATTGACCAGCATGCTCTTCATCCGAATGGTGTCGAGCAATAGTTTTTCGTAATAGGTTCGTGAAGACTGAGAAGTTGTCGTTGAGACAAACTGTCCAGTTTCTAAGGCGTCGGCCATAGTAAGTATCTCCTTAACTATTTAGTAAGATCTTTTTGGCTCATCCACTTAAAGTACTTGTCAAAGGCATCATCACGTTCTTCGGAGCCCAGCTGTAAGGAGTCAATCAAGTTAGTCCATCCCTGTTCGGTACTTGGCATTGTTTTGCCGTCAGGAGGAGCGTCCCCAGGCATTAAGCCCTCGGAAAGCTGTTTCTCCCGCTGTTCGATTTGTGATTTCGTAAAGCCAAGAATGGTCTTAAAGGCCGATTCGACCTTTTCGGGATCATCCGTGCCTGGAATGGTATCGATTAACTGCAAAAGCTCTGGGTGTCCAAGTTCGTTGGCCACTTTAACTTTAAGCTGCATCTGTGATAGCTCGGATAGGCTTTTATCCTTTTCCGAGATCTGAGATGTGAGCTCTTCGATCTTTTGTTGGGTTGAGAGTTGTAAGGAGTCTTTCTCGTTAGACAGAGTTGCCAATTGCTGATCTTTGTCTGCGTTGGTAGTGTGTTGCGCAGCAAGTTGACCCTCGAGATCTCCCTTGGCTTCCATGAGTGTGTTGAATTTGCGTTGGAGGCCCTTAAAGCGTTCTTCCCAATTGTCTGTCGATTGGGTACCAGTAGGCTGCTGTCCAGCGGTGTTATCCGGTTGCACAGGGTCTTGGTTATTTTCGCTCATTGTTCAGTGTTCCTTTCGCTTACGCGTGATAATAGAAATCAAATACCTTGGTACCATCAGGAGCTGTATTTGGCTCTATGATGACCTGTGCCACGTCAGACGCATGAACGGTGACGGTAGGCAGGGTATCTTGGGAGCCATCAACCAAGGCCATGTAAATGGTGTCTTTGGTGAGTAGAACTGGGGCGCCGATTTTGGCAACTGTGCCAATAGCGATGCCATCGCCTGCGGTTGTTTGAATAGGCAGGTCTATTGAGGTGACTGTCTTGAAGCATTTAACAGTGGTCACATCATCATCATTAGCGAGGGTGACATCTTCCGAAATCACCGCATCGTCAACATCAGTGCCGTCAATGGTCACTGTGCCAGTCAGCGTGCCGCCAGCCATGGTTGTAACTACCAGCAAGGGCCGAGGAACGTCTGGGTCGGTGATGCCTGTCGCGTACGCAGGTTGTGCTTCTGCGGTCAAAGCAACGTTTGCCATCACGGCATCGGCGGCAGCAGCGTCGGGAGTAGCTGAGAACGAGGAACCAGCCTCAAGCGCAGTCTCGATGGAGCCGCCGTCTAAAATTTGAGCCGCAATTTGATCAACGACCTCATCGGAATCGAAGTCGGTTAAAGCCGCCTCAATTTCATCGATAAGCTCGCTAACCAGTCGGCCCTTGAAGGCCATGCGGAGCTTTTCCTTAAGCTCGGCCTTCTTGGAAGTAGTAAAGTAATTCGCCATAGTATTTTCTCCTTATAATGGTTTGTTGGTTTTTATTCGATATTCGTTGCCGCGCCAGTGGGCGTAGATCTCGCCGATCCGACGTCGGAAAAGAATAGGCTCGAAGAATACGCTTCCGTCATCTTCGTCAACGGTGGCAAAGACAGTTCCCTGTTGCCAGTTAGGGTTATGAACGTACGGTGGGTTGAGATCACATAAGCAAAATCCTTCCACGCCTTGCACGACACCGTTCCGTGTCTTTGCGTACGAGACGCCACCACGGTGGGTGTGTCCCGAGAGCGTATTAACCTGATAAAACTCCTTTTCGAGTTCACCTCGAGCAGAGTAAGCCGAGTGCTTGCGAACGAGAGAGCCATGCTTAATAACCAGATCGCCGAAGCGGACTTCCTGATTTGCCATCTCGTGCCGTGTGTCCTCGTAAACGATCCCGAGCTCGTCCAGGCGCATAAACTTTGTAATTTGTAATGCTTCCAACGTGGCAATCTCCTGGTGACGCCATAAATAGCGCTGGAGACGGAACTCGTGATTACCGATAATAAAAATTGCCATTGCATTGGGAGTGGCCGTTTGCCACTCGCGCTGCCCGCGGGCCCAAGCATCGACTTCGTAGTCAATGCTCTTGGCTCTATCTGGGTTTTTATCAAATTGGGACAGCGTGTAAAAATCAACGCCGTCCGAACCTGCTATTCGTACATCGGGGTTAAAATCCCGTGCAATGGTCATGGCTAACAAACGAGCATCTTCGTCTGCGAAAGGAAAATGTTCATCGGAGGGAAAAATGATTTTGGTCAATCGTCCTCTTTTGTTGGTTGTGGGACATCCTGTGCGTCATCCAAACTGTCGTTGGAGTCATTGATATCGAGCTCATACTCATCGATCATCTTCTGGATACGCTTTTCCTCGCTAGCGTCCGAGCTTAAGACTTTCAACGCCGAGGATAAAGAAATACTTGGTGGCGTGGTGGAGAGCCGTTTAACGACTTCGTCAACCAGGCCAGCACGGTCTCGTGGTAATATCTCGGAGAAGTCTGCTTCAACATCCCCATCGAGTAAACACTTTACGACTCTGGGGCGAGACCAGCCCTTTTGCTGAAGGATCTTTCCGGTAATATAAGCAGCACCACGTAATCCCGTCCTTAAATAGGCACGGTGCTTGCGGACTGCTTTAATAAGGGGGAGCATCCTGATTTCCAGGGTTATCCCAGAGCGTTGGCCACCACCTGAATCCTCGCCAAAGGCGATGGGTGGGGCAAAGGAAGATGTTCTTACCCAGTCATACAGCCACTTGATGTGTTCCTGCGAGCCCTTTGGGATTGGATTTTTAACTTCCAACATGCCAACTTCGGGTTGATGTTCGCCGAAGCTGCGGCCAAGTTCCCAGAGAACGTCAGAACCAATTGGATAGTTCCTGGTTGTAAAGGCCTTGGGCAAGTTCTTACCCCAGCGTGTGGGGTGGGCGTTCAGATTGACTGCCTCGCCGATGTCAGCGATGCGCATATTAATTTCATCCTGAACAGGGATCACGTCATCAGCGATAGAATCGCCATAAACACTAATCGAGCGCATGCGTGGGATATACACAAAGGGCACTACTCCATAGGGGTTCCGCCCTGTGTAGCGCTTAATCTTTAGTTCGCGGTCAAGTTTGACATAGTGCTCTTTTAAGTCCCAATATTCCTCAAAGAGAACTTCGTCCTTCTTGGTGTCGTAGTTGTAAATAGCTTTAGCCTGCTCACGCGTGATATTGGTGAGAATTGTGGCCTGTAGCAATAGGTTTTTGTCGTGGGGATGAAACACAGGGAAAAAGGTGGTTGGCTTAATAGGAATCCACTTAACGCCCTTGCTGCGCAGGTCTGGCATAATGGCCAGCACGGAAGAGCCATAGAGCATACGGTGTAATTCCATCTCGAGGAAATTGGACTCTGTATTGGAGTGGAATAGAATTCGATCCAACTCCTTACAGGCCTCAATGGTGTCTTTGTTTTCCTCAAGCCCTTTTCTGCCCGTAAACCAGACAGGCAGCGTATCCCATTCACCGAAGGTAGCGTCCGCCAAGCTTTGCGTCAGCATTTTTACAATGTTGATGCCCACAGGGTAGAGGCTTGGCGGGTTGGCTATCTCAGCATCATCGACGGCTTCGTCAAACACGTCGCCTGAGTAGTAATACTCATAAGTAGAATAACGCGAGAGCTGCGCTTCCCACGTGTCTTTAGTGACATTGGAAGAGCTGCCCAGATCGCTGTAATCTGGAATAGCCGCTATACTAACGGTCATTAAGGGATACTCCCAAGACAGTCACAAGGAATAGCCGTGACCAGTCTATTGGTTTTTGAGAGAGAATGCTTTGAGCCTCAGAATATAGATCTGCTGCGGCGTAGCCATTGCGCTCAAGGTGTTTAACTAAGTCCCAGTTGTCTTCCTGGGCCTCGAGCATTAATTCGTCTGTTAAGCTAAATAAAGTGTCTTCATTCACCATAGGTCTCCAATAAAAAAGAGCGAAAGTAACTTTTCAGTCACTTCCGCTCGTACGGTCAGTGTTTATAGTCTTATTTTGCGCCGGTACCGGAAGTCATTGCTCTTCCCAAGTACCTCAACTTGTTTGGCTTCCCCTTCGTGGATAACGATCTTCTCCACTTCGGGGTTTTCTCTGATACATTTAATCAGCTTAACGTTTCCACGTCTCATGCCAACTTCGTTCTGCGGTTTTTGCTTTACTATCAAAATATCGTAAAGCTCGCCGTATTCCACCTCCCTAATCGTCATGATGAGGTCTTTCTCTGCGTTACTAATCAGCATTCTTAACCTCAGAAATAATTATACTACAATGTGACAACTTTGTCAAGTAAGTGATACAATTCATCTGCGTCTCCTTATGGTGGTGCGATCTCTGCGGTTGCGATAGTTGTTACGTTTAATAGGATGATCGGTAGAACCCTCCTCAGGTGCAAAGCGGGCTAAGTGGGTCGCCATACCCAGTGCCATAACAATGTCCTGGGCAAAGCGTTTGTCTCGCTCTCGGTCACGAGAATAGGAAAGTAATTGATTAGTCAGGCCCTTCACACTGGGGAACGACAACTCATGGCTCGTGATAGCAAAGCTCAAATCGTTGAGAATAGCCGATTTGTCCCGCCCAAAGTGGATCTTATCCAGCTGAATGCCCTTAGACTCAAAGGCCAGTTCGTCGATAGCCTTCTGGGTGCCAGTGGCGTCCATGCCCTTGATTGTGGGTTGATATTTCTTAAGCGCATACTTATAGGAGTCAAGAAACGGGAAGTAGGAACCATTTCCACGTACCCAGTCAAAATAAACCATTTTGTGTGGTCGTTTAGTGACATCCAGCACGATGTTGACGGCGGCATTACGACGGGGCGGGTTGTCAACGCCAGGATCTCCTGCCAGAATATAACGGTGCCCAGTCTCTCGAGGAAGCTCGAACTTCAGAATGCCCTGCCGAGGATCCTCAATTAAGTCATAACCCTTTTTGACCTTGCCGTTGGATGTGCGTGCGCCCTCGTTGATAACTTCGTTGATGTAGAAATCTGTACAGGCCTCCACGTGGGACTTTGGGAACGTGCCAAAGCCAAAGTCTGGGAAATAGCCACCCAACTCGACCCTGATTAAACTCGGTGGATACTCCGCCTCCATTAATGCAATCTGCTGTTCGGTTAAAAAGGTATTGTCGTAGGTGGAAGTTCGCATTGACCAATAGTTATCAAGCTCAGCATTGCGGTGCCCTGACTTACCTCGATTAAAACGCTTAATGTACCAGTCAGTCGCCGTTGGCGATCCCACCACGTCCATACGGGCCATACGGACACTGCCATCCGGACGAGTACCGCGCAAACGTCCACGCAATACCTTGAGGGCCATATCATCATACATATAGCCAGCCTCATCGATGTTAATGCGGTCGTACTCCTCACCACGGATCAGGCGGGCGTCTTTACCCATAGTACGGAACATATAGACAGAGCCATTCTTAAACTCAACGATTGGGAACGGGCGTAACTTAACATTATCGATCAAGTGCCCGAGCCTGTCATTTCCCTCCATCCAGGAGGAAATCATCTCGAAGGGCAGCTCAGCCTGTCGGGCGGAGATGCTAGTGTTTAAGCCCCTGAACCCTGGGATGGTCAAACAATCCATCAGGTAGGAGGCGGCAATCGTTGTGGTTTTGCCTGTGGCAATAGCTCCCACCCATGTGGCATTGGGTTGCAACACGTGGTGAAATAGGTACTGATAATCCAGTGGTTTCCAGCCCAAGTACCATTCAGTACCCAGGTGGAACCCGCCATTCGGCCTCAGAACAAGGGGCAGTATTTTCTTATCGCCTGCTGTTAAAACTGACACTGGCTCCTTATCATGAGATATGTAATGACGCCAAATATAATAGCGGATAGTATCCAAAATAGGATGTTAACTGTTTTCTTTGAGTCCAAGTTTCGCCTTTCTATGCCATTCGAGTTTTGTTTTTCTGAGCATGACACTCCAGTACCATTTCACTGGATAATCTGTGTCACGGAGCTGGGGTCTAAACCAGTCTTCAAGCCGCGATTTTTTTCTACTGTTTATGGACATCTTTAGTCCGAATAAACTTTTTCAAGAACCATTTCTCGTACTCAGCACGGAAGTTTTCATAGTCCTCATCGTAGAGTAATAGCTTCAAAAAGCCATCCTCAGCCATTTCCCGTGTTAAACTTTCCATTGTTACCTCGTCGAATAGTAAGTCAAAATGTCTCTCAGGATCTGCGGGTCAACGTTGTTGTCATGCACGTATTGGTGATGGGAAGCACAAAGCGTAATGATGTTATCGAGCTCGTCACTACCTCCCCTACCGCGATACTTGATGTGGTGAAGGTGTAATCTCCCTCTACACGGGCCAGCGTTCTGCCCAGCATGGTACATACCCCACAGGCAGCATCCGTCCCGCTCTATGACCTTCGGGTAAACACTTTTGTCTACCTTCCGCCCAGAGGGCTTGGGGTATCCGATATCGGATTTACTCAAAGCTTTTCTCCAGCTTCTGCATGTCGCCGTAAAGCTCAATTCTGCGCAAAGCTATTTCTATGATCCCCGTCAGCAAGAATTGGTTCCTGGTGTGCTCCTCACGAGTAAAGACAAAGTTTTGATAACCACCACTCTCCAGCCCAATGGCAATCGAGTATAGCAGAATCGAATCAACAATAGTAACGGACGTGACCTTGTTGCGATTATCAAATACATAGCGCATAAGCCCGTAGATATTCGTCACTTTTCACCAATATGTGACGCGTTTCTCATAGCTCCCCCGCTCTACCGCCCACAATGAGCAGTAAGGTGATGAAAAAGGCAAAACAAATAATTCTAATAACCATAATGCCAGAACGCCGCCCAGGGGCGACGTCCGTATATCCTATTCTCCAGTGTACAGGGGTGCCGCAGCTTCAGCCATTTCCTTAACAAAATTCTCAATCATGACTTCGAGTTCTTCTTCGTTTATCGCAAAGCCATTATTTTCTGCCCATTGGCAGACTGAGGCGAAAACTAAATCAAACTTCTCGCCACCTGACCAATCCTGATAAGCAGGCGCTTGTTCTGCCCACCGTACATATCGGGATACGGCTTCTAAGAGTTGCTTTTCCTTCAAATAGCCAATTAGCTTTTGAACATAAAATGTTCCTAAGGCACCCAGGGCCGAAAAAAGCAGCCCTGCAATAACCATAATCCCCTGCTGTACTACGTCTAACCAAAGTCCTTCCATCCCATCTCCTTTACGATATCGTAACTTGACTGAGCCTTATTATACCACCTTCTGTCTCATTGTCAAGACACTATCGTAAATTGCGTAACGTAAATAACGGAATTGGTTATTTACGTATCGGCTGATACAGTCAAACTTGCTGACCTTAGTTAGGGGAGAGGATATATTACCTATATATGTATATTCTGAAGTGAGCACCCCACCCTCCCCCCTCTGTGCCCTGCGGCTAGACGTAGCTGGAAGCACCCCTCCCTACCCCACCGTATGCCCTGGGTAGCACTATGGGATACACGGGAGTTTCATACGTTTGCACTGCATATATGATCTACACAGCCCATCCCCTTATTAGTCCGTCTGTCCTTAGCAGTAGTACTACACAGCCCAGTCCTTGATATGGTGCCTTGCGGCACCGTTCTTGTGAATTGTAATTTGGCAATTCATAGCATAAGAGAGGTTGGCATGTTAAAGCAATTGTATTGTAAGGCTGTTGATGGGGGTGTGCGTGTTAGGTATATGGTTGACCAACAGGTTGAGATTGATCAGGTCATTACCGATCAAACTCATCCTCAGTTCATTCAGGACGTAGTGCTTGGCCTAGAGAATGGAGACGATATCATGATCTACCATTCACCAC